CACAAGACTAGTAATAAAGAGTTCTCTCTGTAAACCGGCCCAAGGCTCCAACCGGCCCAAGGCTGCACAGAGACGGCCGCGGCCGGTGTCAGACCGGAACCGATAGGGGGGGAGGGGGTCTGTCTCTGTCTGAGAACTTTCGCTACAACTCATCCCCCCACCTGAAAATTTTCTCCGCAACTGGCCCCTCTCTCTGTGCGCCCCCGCTTGCTACGCAGCCTGCCCCGCTCCAGCGCCCCGTCCTCTCTGTGCCTGGCCGGTTAGCCACACACCTGCTTGACGCCGCTACACAGGGCCGCTACACATGCCGGTGAGCTGTTGGAAAGGGACGCGGCCATATTGGCCCTGTGTGCGAAGCTGCTGTCTACACCTTGGCGGGAGTGCCAGTACAGCATCGTGTACAGCTGGTTTGCTTGTGCAGACTGGGCGTCCTTTCTGCTGCTACAGGTGTGTATAAAAATTGAACACTTTGGTCCGTAGGACCGCAAATCGTATGAAATTCACAGTGCATGAAAAGCAGATGAAGGCGCAGTTGGGTGCTGCGTATGACTTGGCCAAGTACACGGAAGGCGTGGACTACAGGCGGCAGAAGACTGGATTTGGCAGCCGGGTCATGTTTAGGGCTGACATAGTTGATGCATCTTCTTTTAAGTGCAATCCAAGTGCTGATCTTAACGCTAAAGCCGCGGTTAAAAGCGATCTTAACGATTTAAACGCCGATCATATCGCTTTAAGCGTGGTTGATCCCAGTCTTGTGGAACACAAGCAGGATATGGCGCCGATCATAATCAGGCCGGCAACCATCGACTACACAGTCAGGCAGGCCAGGGTGGTGAAGAAGCACCAGAACCAGCGGTTCGTGGAGACGGATACTCTGGGTAGAGTCTTTGTTGGCCAGAAGGGCAACCAAATCAAAGTAAACCAATTTATCCCGGTACAGAATGGCAGCCTGTTCTTGGGAGACATCGGCCAAGGAATCGGCAACGTACTTAATCACTAAGGACGTTCTTAACCTGTATAGGTAGCCATGCTAGCCTGTATTGCTACCTGTATTCCCTTCGGGCCGTCGGCCCGACCCTTCGGGAATACCAACCACTTCCGGTAATAGGAGCCTTGAGCTGAGCATAGTACCCCCAAGACTGAGTGTTAGCCACCTAGAATTGGGGGTAGTGCTCAAAGTGAAGGAGGTACTTCCGTATAAAAGTCACCATATCGCATCGCATATCATAGTCTTTGCCCATGGCTACCCGTTCAGCCTAGCATTACCTCTATCGTGGGTGACTATGCAGCACTCACTGATTCTTGAACATCAGTGATCTTTAATCCGGGTCAAGAGGAATACCCGGAACCATGTCTTCATCCAGTGGGTCCGTCTTTCAGGTTGACCAGTGGCTACACGGCCCCCTTATCTTAGGAGGCACAGGTAACTTCTCAAAAACCACACATCATGTCAACGTCTGACGAGCAGAAAGCTAAACTTTTCCAGAAGATTCTCACCTACCCGTTAATCGAGCATCCCCTGATGCCGGCGCCTGACGAGGAGCAGCGCAGGCAGATGATCGACAACGTGGGTGCAGAGGAAGTCATGCGGCTCTTTCTCATGCGGGAGCAGCGTGTCAGGGCTGAGCAATCTGACCCTCACAGGTACGGAACGGAGCTGGAGTCTTGGAAGGACGCTGACAACCTACTCAACACACACTCCGAAATGCTCATCCTCGGTGGCAACCGCGCTGGTAAGACTGAGTACGCTGCCAAACGGATCGCCCAGGCGTTTGTGGGCGCTGACTTAAACGGCTTTGCCCCGGACTGGATCAAGGACAAATTTAAGAAGCGTGGCCTCAACATCTGGTGCCTGCACACGACCAACATGACGAGCGTGTCCATGCAGCAAAACGTCTTTCAGAAGTACCTGCCACCGGAACTTAAAGAAGCCAAACGCAGCAAGAGTACTCAAGTGAGCTGGACCCAGAAGAACGGTTTTTCCGACAATACCGCAGTCTACAACGGCAACCAGATCTGGTTCCTAAACTACAGCCAGGACATCAAGGTAGTCGAGGGCGGCGAGGTGGACTTTGTCTGGTGTGACGAGCTTGTACCGGCAGACTGGCTGGAGACGCTCAAGTACCGCTTGATTACCCGTAACGGAAAGCTGCTTGTGACCTTCACGCCCATCCTCGGCTACACGCAGACCGTAAAAGAGTTCATCTCGACCAGCCGGATTAAGACCTGGAAGGAGAGTGAGCTTTTGCCGCACAACAATGTTATCGGCGTACCCAAAGGGCACATGCCCTACACCGCGGAAGGCGTCTACGGGAAGCACGCCTGCATCTGGTTTCACTCCAAGCTCAATCCCTACAACAACTGGGAACGGATGCAGCAGACCCTCAAGGGACGCAGCACTCACGACATTAAAATCCGCGCTTACGGCTGGGCAGAACAGACTGCCGGTAGTCAGTTTCCCATGTTTGGGGATCGGAACATCTTCACCGATAGCGTTACGGACCACTGTCCTGAGGGGACCAACTACATGGTGGCTGATCCTGCTGGCGCCCGGAACTGGTTCATGCTCTGGGCCAGAGTGGACGCTCATGGTACAGTGTGGGTCTACCGTGAGTGGCCGGATCAAAGCTACGGAGAGTGGGCGCTACCAAGTGACAAGGCTGACGGTAGGCCCGGCCCTGCACAGAGAAGCGGTTCTGGCCGCGGAATTAACGAGTACACTGAACTTGTCTGGAGCCTGGAAACACATGATGACAAACGTGAGGAGATCGCAGAACGCTACATTGACCCAAGAAGCGCAGGCACAGAGACCACCAGCAAAGAGGGTGGCGTTACACTGTTGGATCTTCTTTTGGACGCTACTGAACCTCTTTATTTCCTCCCTGCTGCTAGTGTATCAGTGGATGAGCGTGTTTTAATTATTAACGACCTACTCTGCTACGATAGGGACGCTGATATTGATGTGGAAAAGAACCATCCACGGTTAATGGTGCATGAAAACTGCCACAACCTTATTTATTCGTTAAGGGAGTGGACAGGGCATGACGGTCAGAAGGGCGCCTGCAAAGATCCAATTGACGCTCTCGGCTACCTTGTGGTAATGCAACCTAGCCACACAGTGTCATCAAAGAATCAGTGGCAAAAATTTAATAAGTGCGGAAGCTATTAAAGGTATGTTGAACACAAACACAGACGTTCTGGCAATTGCCTCTGCCAAGCCACATGTTGGGGAGCTTTTGAGCGAGTATAATCGTGCGATGATTAACTCCAGCCAGGGCAATCTGGTGACCAAGTTTGACAATATCCGCTTCTGCCGGTGGCCCGGTCAGACCGATGACGGCAAGAAGCACTCTGAGAACCGCTCCGAAGGTGACCCAGCTTGGCCGTTTGAAGGTGCTTCTGACGTGCGGGCGCGCCTAATCGACGCTACCTGTAACGAGCTTACTTCCCTGCTTGTAGGCGCCTTTCAGAAGGCTGAGCTTCGAGCCAACGGCACGGAACTTACCGACATGCCGGTCTCCCAGATTGGGACGACCCTACTGCGTTGGATTCGCGACTGCAAGATGCCCCAGCAACTCTACAAGGAGGCTACTTTGGGCGCCCAGTACGCACTTCAGTACGGCTGGAGCGCCTTCTTTGTGGGTTGGCAGCAGAACATCAGTGTCCGTACTCAAGAGATCTCGATGGAGCAGATCATGGGTTTGGCGCAGCAATCAGGCAGCCAGGTACTCATGGAGTTGCCTCAATTGATTGTGAGCGCCCCGGAGCAAGCGGCAGAAATCATGCTGACTGCCATGCCTACCCTGAAGGCTTCTGATGCCAAGCGCATGGTGCGTGAGTTGGCGGCTACCGGCGTAACCTCGATGGATGAGGAGTACGTCAGCAAGAATTTGCCCGAGATCGTAGCCCTTAAGCCGTGGGATGAAATTATCTTTCCTCCTGAAACCGCGGACTTACAACGGTCTCGGGTAATCTTTCGCCGGACTTGGATGTCTGAGGTTGAGTTGCGTGAAAAAATCACGACAGAAGGCTGGAATCCAGACTGGGTTGAGCGTGCGTTGCAGCAGTTGGGTAAATCGAGCAGCTATTACAACATTAACCTGCTCCCGACTACCACCATGATGGTCTACAACGGTGTAAACTACATGAACATGGTGGAGATCGTTTACTGCTACACCAAAAGTCTTGATGGCGATGCTCCGGCTATTTTCTACACTGTTATTTGCCCTCAGGCTGCGTCTAATCGGCAATCCGATGGTGATTCCTGGGCCATTCACGAGCGTCTTGACTACGCCCATGGCGAGTATCCCTTTGTGGAGTTCCGCCGGGAGCAGATTCGCCGCGCTATTACGGACACCCGCGGCATCCCGGAGTTGGCGACCACCGATCAGGACGAGATCAAGGCCCAGCATGACTCAATCCGCGACCACACAGCATTCTCGACACTGCCGCCGATCAAGGTAGTTAAGCGTGTTGGCGCGATCAACAAGATCGGCCCAGGCGTGTCGCTGCCGGTGACCAATCAGAACGACTACAGCTTCATGGAGCCGCCAGCTCGTGAACCTACCGTAGCGTTTAACCTGATCCAGCGCGTTGAGCAGCAGCACGCAGCCTACTTTGGGACGGCAAACCCCAACGTGATGCCAATGACCACCCAGATGCTTCAGCAGGCATTGGTCAACTCGTGGCTCCTATCCTGGCGTTCTGTGTTCCGGCAGATGTTCTCTCTGTGCTGCCAGTACATGCCGGCGCAGGAGATCCAGCGCATCACTGGCGGGCAACTGCCGCAAAACCTGTCTGAGATCCACAACGAATTTGACATCAATGTCCGATTTGACGTGATGAATTTGGACAAGGAGTACATCGCACAAAAGGTGGACTTCCTGACCAAGATCAAACAGATGGATACAGGTGGCGTGCTCAACGCTAACCGGATCACGGAGATGCTCATTCAGGCTATTGCTCCTGAGATGGCAGGTGAACTAATCCTTAATCAGGAGCAGGCTTCTCAGAAGATGTTCAAGGACGTGCAGACGGACATCGGGATGATGTTGCTAGGAAACGAAGCCCTGTATCAGGAGAACGATCCCGCGGCGCAAACCAAGATGCAGTTTGCCCAGCAGGTCATGCAGAGCAATCCCAAGGCCCAGCAAGCGCTCCAGTCTGATCCTAACTTCCAAGCTCTCTTTGAGAACTATGTGAAAAACCTTCAGATGAGCATCATGCAGCAGCAGAACGCTCAGATTGGAAGGCTTGGCGTAACTCCAATGCAGCAGCAACCGGGGCAGTAATATGACACAAAGCGAACGCGCAGCTTACGGCTTTGCCGGCAAGAACCACATGTGGGATCAGATCATTGAGACAATCCAACAGATGCAGGAACAGCTTTGGATGGGAGCGGTTGGCAATAACAACAAGGGTGAAGACCGCGTCCACGCTTGTGGCCAGGCCGATGGCGTTAATCTGGTTTACTCAACACTCTTAACATTAAGACAAGAAGCACTAAAACTAAATGGCTTGACTGATGAAAAAGATTTGGCATAACGCTAATAACGGGCCTGCCAGCGTTACTGGTTTGTAATAATAAGGAACTTGCGACCTTAACCGCATGAACGAAAACGAAGCACAGCCTGATTCCGGGAATCAGGAGGCAGAAGTAAGTCCCGTTGCTCAGAAACTCGGTTTAATGGATGAGAGAGATCTTAGCCATCTCTTGAAAACCAGCTTCCTTGACGAGGGGGAGGCAGCTCCGGCCACACAGGGGCAGGATGAATCAGAAGCGGTGGATTCCTCTTCAGAGGACGATCAGCAGGCTGATGATGACTCCGAACATCACGACAGCAGTTCTTTGACCAAGGGTGTCCAGAAGCGCATCAACAAATTAGTTGCCGCGAAGAAGGCTGCCCAATCCGAATTAGAGTCGCATAAGGCGCGTTTGGCTGAGCTTCAGCAAGAACTTGAGACTGCAAAGTCTTCTGTTCCTGCAAAGCAACAAGATCAAACTGAGTTCTCGGAAAAGCTCAATACCTTTGAACAGGTAAAAAGCGAATACGATAAAGCAGTAGAGGTTTTGTTGTGGTGCGAAGACAACATGGATGGAGGCGTAATCTCTTTGCCAGATGGCACGGAGCACGAGCTTTCAGACAAGGATGTCAGAGCAATGAGGCGAACCGCAATGAAGCGCAAGGAGATTGAGCTACCGGCTCGTCTGAGCTACCTGCAACAGCAGGCCCAGGCAGACGCTCAGGTAACCGCTGACTTTCCTTGGTGGGGAAAGAAAGAATCTGAAGAGTACCAAGTTGCTCAGCAGGTTGTTCGCGATTTCCCTGAAGTGAAACGCAGACCTGATTGGAAGCATTTGACAGGCTTGATGGTGCTTGGTGCAAAAACCTACGCAGAGGCAAAGGCAAAGGGCAAATCCCAAAGCCAGCCGATTCGCAGGGCGCCGGTACAGCCAAGTTCAGCAAAGGCTCCGCCAATGAGCAATTCTAATGGAGATCAGACAAAGGCCAAACAGCAGTTTGCAAAAGCTGGTGGCAGCCGTGATGGTTTGACGGACCTAGTAAAAGCAATGAACTTTGTTTAGTTCACTCAGTAAAACGCAGAAACTCTCTTAATCATATGCCTGTTCTTACAGAACCTAATCTCTCCGGCCGCGGTAAGCGCGAAGACTTGATGGACATGATCGCCTTGGTTGACGCCAAGGACACGCCCTTCACGTCTATGGCCAAAAAGGGCTCCAAGCCCGGCAACATGTTCTTCCGTTGGCAGTCCGACAGCCTTCCGACTCCTGAAGTTGGCGGCGTGCCGGACGGTCTTGACGTGAACCTCACGAGCGGCGTTAGCAACTACGTTGTTAACTATCGTTCCGAACTTGCCAACTACGCCCAGATCTACCGGCGCGCAGTCCGCGTTTCCAAGCTCACTCAGGACATCGCTGATGTTGCTGGCGTGCGTGACGAACTGGCTGACAACGTGGCCAAGGCAATCACTGGGATCAAGCGTGACATGGAAGTCACGATGACCTCCAATCAGGTTTCGCAGGTTGACACCGGCAACCAGACCCAGGCCTACCGTACCGCTGGTGCGCAGACCTGGATCAGCAACGCCGGCACGGGCACTCCGACTCCTGGAGACATTCCTTCCATCTTCCGTACTCCTACGACTTCCATCGTGGGCACGGGCGCCGCGCTTGGAACGTCCCTGACGGACTCTGTTGTGCAGGGCTTGCTCAAGTCGATCTTCGACCAGACTGGTCACTACACGAGCTTTGACTGCATCGTGGGCACCGACCTGAAACGCGCTTTCACCGGCCTGCTTGGGACGACCAGCCTGACCACCACTTCCACTGTGGGCGTGACCGGCGCAGGCGCAACGAAGGTGCAGACCTTCCAGCGTGATGCCGCTGCTGACACCTACATCCAGTCGCTGGACGTGTTTCAGGGTGACTTCGGCACGGTGCGTTTGCATCCGACCACGTTCATCGGGACTGTGTCTGGCACGACCTACACGCCCACGGCGTTCAAGGGCCTTGTGCTTGACATGAACCTCATCGAAGTGCGTTATGGCGGCAACGTGGCTCAGGTCACTCCGCTTACCGACAACGGTGGTGGACCCGGACGCCTTGTGGAAGCTGTTGCTGGTCTGGTTGTTGGGAACCCGCTGGGTCTCGGCAAGTTCGACTACAACGCTGCTTAATCTCGGACGCGAGATCGGGAACGCCGCCAAGAGTCAATGGGCGTGACACTCTGGAGAGACAGAGATATCTTCGCAGCGCGAGGTGCGCGATCTGGAGCGTGGCCCCAAGTTAAAAGGCGTAAAACCAGACGGGAACGTCCCTGCAACGACTAAGACGTGACTAATCGGAGAGACGATTTCTTCAGTTTAGCGACACCTGCCATGCTGGCTCCATGCCGGCGAGCGCGGACCGGGATACTCGGTCGATGCAGTGGTGTGACAGCCGGAGAGACGGCACACTTTCATCCAGACGAAGAACATTGAGTCTTTAACCAACTAGATTCCGACTGACTGCCGTAAGCAGTCAATTTTTATGACTGTACTTCCAATACCAATAATTCCAGAACTGATTCAACGCTACACCGGGGTGCAGGCCCCTGCTAACTTGGTGGCCCTAGCCGACAGGAAGCCCGCCAGCAGCGGCCCAGAGGGCACAAATGGCTCAGCAATGCCATCAGACAAGATTAGCCCTTACAGTGGCATTTATGACGCACAGGGCAAACTGCCCCGCGTTCCCGGTCCCGGCACAACTTTTATGGCGCGTGTATGATCAGCATTCCTGAAAACATGATTGGGCAGCTTGAGAAGGAGCTGCGTGCAGGCTGGGAGCGCAACAAAGTTGAAGCTGCTTTAGAGGCCAAGAAAATTGGCAAAATCAATCAAGCTCGGCACAAATCAGTTGAAGGACTTGGCCAGCTTACTCATCGCATTCCCGGCGCTGCCTATTATTTTTGGGGGCACAAACTTGGATTTGGATGCTGGGACGATAAGGAGTTTCTGGCTGAGTTCTTGCGTGACAATCCTGAATGCAGAGTAAATAGTGGCGGCGTTAAAGAAATCAGTGTAGGTTGGACGCCTCCAAGTAAATGAAGACAGTACCATTTAGCGCAATTCTAGCAGAGTCATGCCAGCTTATTGGCCTCGATAGAAACACGCTAAATGACAAGTCGTTTGCTGCCATCCGCGATTTCACAAATCGCCGGTTGAGCATGATCTGGGATCGGGAAGACTGGCCCGATATTCAGGAGATCCAGCAACTGTGGCCTGGCACTGCCATCACCAATGTTGTTGCTGCTCCTATTGCTGTTTTGTTGGAAAATGGCAATGAGTTGCTTCAGGAAAACGGCGAGTCTCTGTATTTTCAGAATGCAGAGAATACGATCCCTGTAGTTATCACGCTTGATCCAAACTATCCGCGGATATACCTCAGGGACTTCTCTGAGCAGGCGTGGCAGAAGGGGACGATTGGCGATTCGTACATTAACGTCATCAACCCGTTCTTCATCTTGAATGAAGAGGGCAATCTGGTTTCCTCTGCCAAGAACCAGTACACGTTTGAGTACACTGTTGGTGATCCCACAACAGATCCGTACATCACTACGGTGACCGCGCAGATGGAGTGGGGCACGCCTCAGTGGACTCCGATCAGCGGCTCCACTCTGGAGTTTGTGAGTAATCCCCAGCCGATTGCAATGGTAGCTGGGCAAGCCATCGGCTGCTGGACTGGCGATCCTCGCAAGGGCACTCGCAACAGGGATGAATCCTATGTTGTGGAGAACATGCCCAATCTGGACACAAACACAACTGTGTCCACGGAGATCTTGAGCCAGGACCTGTTTGTGCTCAGGTTTGCCAACTTTAACGCCAAGTTCGTCCTGCTTCGAGCAACCGCACCATTCTTGTTTGGCACAAAGTACGATCCAACACTGGCCTACTCTGCGGGATCTCAGGTTTACTACGACCCAAATCAAGGAAGCTCTGCGTACCTTCCGCCAAACAAAACGCTCCCTGTAGCCGGCAACTTCTGGAACGCCTACTCGACTGCTTCAATCGGTGTGCTGCCATCCAATCCCAGCTTTGCCTGGAGGCTGGTCGAGCTTCCGTTCCGGTTTAAGAGCTACCTTGTTAACGCTGTGAGTGCTGACTTCCTGCGCTCAGAAGGGCGTGCATCTGAAGCGGACTCGCTTGAAGGCATGGCTGAGTTTGCAGTGCAGCAGCAGATTGATGTGTTGATTCGTCAGCAGGGCCAGATTCAACGGATGAATATGGTTTACACTTACTAGACATGATTACCAAATACATAAGGAAACGTAATCAAGACCAAGCAAAGGCGTTCAATAAAAACTTTGCGAGAATTCAAGTTTCTGGTAGCAATCAAACCTTCAAGTTCAAGAAGATCGCCATTACACAAGGCGGCGGAGACTTGCTCACTACTGAAGCTGGATTTACACTCACAAACGAAAGCGGCGACATTCTGACCACAGGCTAATATGGGCGACAAAATCTCTGCACTTCCAGCGGCAACATCAGTAGACGGAACGGAACTCATTCCAATCGTCCAGGGTGGCGCTACCAAGAAGGTCACCGGGCTCATTCTCCGCAACCCGGCTGGCGTTGCTGGCGGCGATCTGACTGGAACCTACCCTAACCCAACACTAGCTTCTGTCACCACCGCACAGACTGGAGTGGGCTCTGGCCTGGTTATTCCGGTGCTCACGGTTGATGCTAAAGGACGTGTTATTACACTGGCTACAGCAGCCAACCCTGCGCTGACAACCAGCCAGATTGCTGGTTTGTCTTCTACGGCAGCATCTGCGCTCGCTCCCTCTGGCGCTGCTGGCTCATCTGCTTTTGCAGCACGAGCTGACCATCAGCACGCCTACCCCACCGCTGCCAATGTTGGCGCACTTGGTGCCACAGCCGCGGCTAGTGGAGACTTGGCTGGAAATTATCCGAACCCGACTCTTGCGGCAATCACAACTGCACAGAGTAACGTAGGCAGTGCAACTGCGGTTCCAAGGATCAGCATTGACGCCAAGGGTCGCGTCACTGCGTTGACTACAGTGGCAATTTCGGCCGGAAGCACTTCAGAGATTACTTCGCTCACAGGAGATGTTACTGCCGTTGGACCTGGAGCAGCCGTGGCCACCTTGGCTTCCATCACGACAGCCCAGAGCAACGTGGGCAGCGGCACCGCTGTTCCTGTTTTGAGTATTGACGCCAAGGGCCGCGTGACGAGCCTTGGATCTGTCCCAATCACCAGCGAGGCCGGAGGCACAGTCACCAGCATTACGGCCGGCACGGGGTTGTCTGGAGGCACGATCATCGAAAGCGGAACGATTGCTCTGGCAGACATTACGACTGCCCAGATTAATGTTGGCAGCACAAGCCAAATTCCTGTGCTGTCTATCAATGCGCAAGGACAAGTTACTGCGCTTTCTTCTGTAGCTTTTTCGGGAGGCAGCGGCGCTCCTCTTGCTACCACGGCTCCGGCAGCACTGGCAACGGCGGCTGTCATTGGTCTATCCACGGCAGCGGCTCGTGCAGATCATCAGCATGTGTTTCCCACTGCGGCTCAAGTTGGCGCCCTAGGTGCAACGGCAACTGCCGGGGGTGACCTGACTGGAAATTATCCCAATCCAACATTGGCTGCTGTCACTACTGCTCAAACAGCAGTTGGAAGCTCTACGCTGATCCCAGTCATCACGGTAAACGCCAAAGGGCAGGTTACTGCGCTTACGACTGTTGCTGCCGCTGGTGGCTCATCGTTGTTTTACACTGTTTCTGCTGACAAAACTGCATCCAGCACGTTGGCGCTGACAGATGCTCAGACAATTTGCCCAGTCAACTCTGCGACTGGCGTAAACCTTACGATACCAACAAACGCATCAGTGGCGCTCCCTGTTGGCTCAGTTGTAAATGTTATTCAAGTAGGTGCTGGAAGGATTAATTACCAGGCCTCAAATGGAGTCACTGTTTTGTCTCCATCGAACCAAGTTTCAAGCGCAGGCCAATACTTCAGCAATATCTTGTCCAAGATTGCTACTGACACATGGCACATTGAAGGCAGCTTGCTTGCAACTGATCCCAATTATTCTCAGATTTCTGCACTGCTGCATCTAGATGGAGTAAATGGAACGCAGGTATTTACGGACAATGGCCCTGGCGCGCTGACGTTTGCTGGGAATAACGCCAACCCTGTTTTAACAACAACAGATCCGAAATTTGGAACTGCGTCTTTGCTGTTTCCGTCAACAGCAGGAAATTATGTTTCATGCTCTAACGGCACGCCGTTTGCATTTGGAACTGGAGATTTTACAATTGAGTGTTGGGTAAATAGAGCAAATGGAGCGTGTTATGTATTTGGAAATGTTACCACATCTTTAGCGACAAATTACACTGCGTCCATTACCTCTGGCGGCCTGCTCGCATTTCAATCAGGATCTGCCAATTTTACAATTACTGGCACAGCTTCAATTTTGTTTAATACATGGACTCATATTGCAATTACAAGAGCATCAAACACGCTTAGGATTTTTACTAATGGAATACTTAATGGAAGCGCAGCCATAAGTAATAACTTTTCAACAACTACTGCATTTGCAATAGGGATGCCCGGAACAATTGCTGGCCTACAGGGATTTTACGGAAAAATTGACGAGTTTCGTGTGACTAACGGATTTGCGCGATACACAAGTTCATTTAATGTCGCCACTGCCGCATTCTCCAATTCTTAATCTATGCCGAACATCAAGATCTCCGAACTGCCAGCAGCAGCATCCGTAGCAACAACGGATGTGTTGGTGGTTAACCAGGGTGTTACCACACGCAAGGCTACCGTGTCTCAGGCACTGGCCGGTGTTCTCACGACTGCCCAGATCGCCGGGCTGTCCACCACCGCTCCTGCTGCACTCTCGACCTCTGCTGTCATCGGGCTCAGCACCTTTGCTGCTAGGGCCGATCACAGGCACATCTTTCCCACACTTGGGGAACTTGGCGCTCAAGCTGCGCTGACTACCTCGGCGCCGTTGGCACTTAGCCTTGGTGGCACCGGGCAAATATCCTACACGGATGGGCAGCTTCTTATTGGGAATAGCACTGGCAACACGTTGGCTAAAGCTACTTTGACTGGCACAGACAATGTTGCGATTACGAACGGAAATGGGTCCATTTCTATTGGATTGACTGCTGGTGCTTATCTTGAGTTTTTTGAGCACTTCATGTCCACGTCATCACTGTCTGGAAATATAGCTCTTGCGGTAACTGGTGGGTCTAACACAATTGTAAACGCTGGACTTGGCATTATTGCAATGTCCACTGGATCAGCAGCCGCCACAGGGCAACAAGCAAGGTTAAATCAAGCTGCAAACAACGCAATTGCAGGAAGTGGGGAAGCAAGGGCAATTTTCCGTTTTGCACAGAATGGAGCAACTTGGTTTGACGGAACATTAACTGGAGCATTACGTTGCGGCTGGGGAGACTCAACCACTGGGGAATCTTCAAATGCAATTTATTTCCGCTCCCAAAACGGGCAGGGAATTGATTTTGTAACCAAATCAGGAAATGTTGAAACACTAACATCTACAGGCGTTTCATTTGCTGATGGAGTGTTTCGCAACTTGGAGATCTTGATCAACAGCACTGGCACACAGGTCATTGCAAAAATTGACGGGACCACAGTTGCCACTCACACAACAAATATTCCGGTTGGAAGGCTAATTTTCTTTGCTCACATCAACCGTGTAGCGGCAATTGGAACGGCTGTTATTGCAAATCTTGATTCCATATACTTGCGAATCACTCCCAACACGCCATTTTTCTAACCAATGAATACAGTTTACCGCATTGTTCATCCATCTGGTTGGGTTGAGTTTATTGACCAAGCAGAAGCAGAGGCATATCGCAACGAGCACCATGCTGGCTGTGAGATCCAAGAGCTTCAAAGAGACTTGTCTGAATAGCCATGAACTACGCAATCATTGATTCTGTCACCAACATCGTTGCAAGCTGCGTTCCTTGTGATGTGCCTCCTCCGTGGGCGCCTCCTGAGAGTGGTTACTACATTGACCCAGCCTACTACGTTGAGCCAATTGGCGATTCAGGTGCGGGCATAGGTTGGAGCTACATCAACGGCCAGTTTGTGCCCCCTGCAAATGCCTAAAAAGACTCCATCCCTATCCGTTGGCCGCGGCGAGAAACTGCCTGTCTCTAAGGGTGCCGGCCTAACTGCCAAGGGCCGCGCAAAGCTAAACAAGGCCACTGGCAGCAACCTCAAGGCTCCTGCTCCGAATCCTAAGACCAAGGCTGACGCTGGCCGCAAAAAGTCTTTCTGTGCTCGCATGGCTGGTGTAGTAGCTAATGCCAAAGGTCCGGCTGAACGAGCCAAGGCCAGCATGAAACGGTGGAAATGCTAATTTATGGAAAAGTTCATCAATCACATTCTTGATCAGGCAGCCGGCCAAGGCTTGTCCATGGCATTTACAATTGTTGCCGTCTGGTATCTGTACGGCAAGATCAAGGAATGCGAGTTTGATCGCAAAGCCCTTTGGGAGCGTCTGCTAGAACACACTGAATCCAAATGAGCATTTTTAAAACCTACCTACGTCAACCTTCCACCTGGCTTGGACTGGCTAAAATCGGCGCGGCAGCGGGGATCTATTCCATGGACATTAGCGGTGCTGTTTCGACAGCTATTGTCTCGTTGTTTGGGCTCATCGATGTCATCCGCAATGAAGCCCGCAAACCCCAACTTTGAGCGGTCTCTAGCCTTCGTGCTAGACGCTGAAGGAGGCTTTAGCAACCACCGGCACGACTCTGGGGGCAAGACGAACCGCGGCATCCTGCAACGGGAGTACGACAAGTACCGGGATGACCGGCAGGAAGATCGCCGCTGCGTGAAAGAGATCTCCGACGAGGAGGTTGAAGACATCTACTACAACGACTACTGGGTGCGCGGGAAGTGCTTTAAAATGCCTTGGCCGCTCTGTGTGGTACACTTTGACGGCTGCGTGAACACAGGCGTTGGGCAGGCTGCCAAGTTCCTCCAGCGAGCAGTAGGCACCAAGGATGATGGTGCCATTGGAGCAAAGACCATTCTGGCCATGGAAGCCAAGATCAACGACATTGGCGTGGATGCTGTGTGTGCTGACATCATCGTGCAGCGTGACGGCTTCTATGAGCTGCTGGCGAAGCTGGATGAAACGCAAAAATCCTTCAGTAAAGGCTGGGATAATCGGTTGGAGAAACTTAAAAAGTACATCGCATGAGCAAGCTAACTATCGCACTTGGTTCCTTCATGGGAGGCAGCAAGGACTACTGCCCGGACTGTGGCTGTGACATGAAGTCAAACGGCACCTGCCCTGAGTGCGGCTATGGTGAAGAGGAAGCTGACGACATGGAAGAAGAGGAAGAGGGTCCTGATCTTCAAGCCATCATGGACATCCGGGACGACCTCCAGAAGCTCGTTGAGAAACTTGGCCGAATCATCGCCAAAGACTAATGCCTGAAGACAGCCAGATTGGAGTGGAGAGCGATAATAACTTTATCGGCTTCTCTTCGCGTCTTGATCCGTCAAATTTGCAGCCTGGGTTCTCCCAGTCTTCAAGGAACATGCGGCTTCAGCGGGGCACTGCGCAGCCGCGGAAGGGCTGTGAGCGGATGACCGATGACACGCTAAATTCCAACATCCAGTCTGGGTCTGGTTACTACGTTAATTCTGCTGGTCAGGATAATGTTGTGATGTTGTTTACGGATGGAATTGTCCTGTACAACACACAGGCAAATACATTTTCTCAAAAGTACACGTTTCCTGCTGGTCGCTATTTGCCAATTGGGCAAACAACAAAGCAGACATACACCAAAATCACTACTGGGTCAGGACCCTCTAGGCTGTATACGGTTTTTGTAAATGTTCAATCTACAATTGGAATAAGCGTAGGGGACCAAATCAGGGTTGGATTTACTCTTCCTGAATATGTGAACGGCACTTTGATACAGTACAGAGATGTTTCTGTATTGGAATTAACTGATACCACTATTGTTTTTCACAAAAGCACTTATCCATTTCCAGATTACTTTACGAATGATGTTATCTTAATTCTTAAGACTACTTCATTTGTTCCAGAAATTGTTCAGGCGCTAAATAGCCTGTACATCTTTAGAGGACAAGCCGGGCCAGAGATCGTTGCTACGGTTACCAATCCTCAAATTTCAAATGGAGCTACAGCAACGGTTACAGTTACCACTGCTACAGCACATGGTTTGCGCGTTGGCTCAGAGGTTAACATCATTGATACAACCACTCCGTATCAACATGCCTATTTCCATAGGAATTTCATTGTAGCCACTGTCATAGGCACTCTTGCAACCAGCACGCAATTTACGTTTCTGTACACCAACACGACTGGGTCAACAATTCAGTCGCACACAAACATCACTGGCTTTAAGGTGCAGCAAGCCAATCCTCCGCTTGTGTGGGATGGCACATCTGCTTCGCTCACTCTGATTGACCAGACTGGCGTAAA